GGCGCAATGTCTTCAAGGTTATCATACCAGTCGATTAACCACTGAGTGATTGACCAAGACTCTTCATCGGTCTCATGGTATGCGGATAAACCCATGACGACATATTCGTCTTCCAGTGGACGTAGACCTAGAATCTTAGTTGCAGTAGTATAAACCAAACCGACCGACTTTGGGTAGTGCCACTCTTTGATTAGGTTGAAGTTGTGATCCATGATGGTCGCTGTCTATAACTCACCGACACCGTCGATCGATACCAGAACGGTATCCTCGGTTGAGTCCCAAGGTCGCGTGTAGAATGCGGCAGCACAGTGTGACTCGTGGTGTAAGTGGTTGACATCGAAAACTTGCGCGTTAGGGATGATCATGCGGTTGAAGGTCTCTTCCGCAGTTTCTGGACGATCTTCAAGATGTGAAGTGTCTCCCTTGACATCGATACCGCCACGCATATCAAACTTGAGTGTTTGATCCTCGTAGAATGATAGGTGGTCGTCTTCTCTAACCATATCCCAGAGTTCTTCTGGTAGGTGGGCGTCGTTTTTCTTTTTGGAGTAACGTTCTCCGTGTGTTGCGAATTCGACGGTACCATCTTCGTTGATGATCGCGAATCCCGCATCATGATAATATTCACTGTAACCGACAAATCTCATGAGTGTATCTCGTAGTTAATGACTTAGTTATTTATATAAAAAAGGGGGGTCTTCGAGACCCCCCGACATGCTACCTTGAGCGGGAACTTACTGTCCTAAGACGTAGTCATATATATCCTTCCAGTTACGCATCAATGGGAACTCACTGTTCTGATTGTAACCGTGTGACATTACTACAGACTCAAGACCTACCTTCGCACCGGCGACGGCATTCTCTACCTTGTCTTCTACCCACAGGCATCCTGTGTCGCGGTAGAACTCCAACTCTTCGTCTTTGTCCGCTCCCGTGTCGAGATAAACGTACTTCTCGAAGACGGTTGGGCCAAAGAGTTCTTGGAGATTCTTGGTGCGCAGATGTTGCGCGTATTCGTCGTTACTCAAAGAGGTGATTGCGTGAAACACGTAACCGTGTTCTTCGTGCAACTTACGAACGTACTTGATTGCGTCACGGAGTGGTGGTATCTTTCGAACCGTCGCACTCTCGTTGAACATGCGACAGAGTCGTCGCTTCTCGTTGCGTTCCAGACCGTACATAACTCCTACGTCGTATACTTCTGGGTTCTTGATCATATAATTGTGACGTTTCATCCACTGTTGAAATGCGTACATCCAATCTAACAAGACACCATCACAATCAACCAATATCACTTTGTCCCTCACGGGGCGACTCCCTCCTCTCGAACGTTTTGCATAATAACATAGACCTCACTGGGTGTCAAGCCCTCATCATACAGAGCAACCTGCATGTTTGCCCAGTCGGGCGCATACTCGGTTCTGTAAATATAGTGAGTGACGATGTCGTCGATTTTGATTTTCATTTCTTTGGTCATACCACCTTGCCCTCTCGTATAAATTTATCGGCGTGCCACTCCAAATCGTGGCGATTCTCACCGAACTTCACAGCTACTGATAGACCGTCTTGATACATCACTAGACGATACTCATATTTGTCGGTCGGTGCCTTATCGACTACCGCACGACGACCATGTTTATGGTTTACCGCTTCGTACACCTAATTCGCCCATGCATTCACGTGTGCGAACTCATCTGCCTTGTCTACGAATCGATCATAGTTGTCACCCAACTGAGTCATTACAACAGAGTCAGCATCGGTGTCGATCATATACAGGGCATATGTTCTCTTAGAACCCTCCAGTGTCTTACGTATCTCAGACGCAATACCCAGTTCGGCGTTCTCTACTCGATAAAGTGTTTCCATTTCAGGTCTCCGTTCTCTCACTTCCAAGTCTATACTATACATGAGAGTGGAGTGTTTGTCAACACTCATTTTAAAAATATGTTGGTATTATTCACAAAGAACTCCTATGGGAATAATGATCTGTTAAACCTTACTGAGTCACCTTCTCGTTGCGTTCTGTATCTGCGATCGTTCCAGTGACGCACCATGTCCACTTTCCATTCACCACCAGTGTAGTGACAGAATCGTGCCTTATCAAAAAACTCCTCTTCGGTTGCGTAGTGGGGGGAATCGTTCCACGTCTGGTCGATGGTCTCGATGTCGAAATCGTGTTTCATCAACTGCGCAGAGATGTAGGGCTGGTCGTTCATGATGGACATGTGGAAGTCGCCTGTGTAACACCACTCTTCCCAAGGAAGGAACAGTTCACGTGCACGTAGACGCGCTTCTTTTGTCCATAGGACCACACCCGTATTCATGATGGTTATCTTGGAAGGACGATTGGGTGGCATCACTGGGACGATTGGGCAGTCGTGTAGGGAGAACTTACGACAGAAGTTATCGTAGGTATCGCCGGGCCCGTCCCATGAGTTGTAACCACCACCGGAGGCAGTGACGAAATCTGACTCTAGAACACCATAGACATCCGCGCCGGACTCCATGAGGTCAAAGATATTTTCGTCAGTGTTGACGACGATGTCTGTGTCCGCAAACAACAGGTTATCGTATTCGTCAAAGATAGGGTCCAACCAGACACGTGCGCACTCGTGTAGTAGGGATGTCGAACATCCGTGACCTTCGGTCGCTACGCGTCGGTTGGAGTAAATGTGTGTTGCGCCGATTCGTTCTGCATACTTCTCGAACGACTCGCGTGAGATCTTGGCGACCTCTTCGTAGAGAGAGGAACGAGAACCGTCCCACCCTTTGATACCACCACGTTTGTCGACTTCCTTGGACGTGATCATATACTGAAAGATTACATTTTTAGACATTCTCTAACCTTGTCATAAGTCGTTCGGCGCGGTTGCCTACTTGACGATACCATCTCGAATCGCGACCTTCAACAGCCGCATTCTTGTAGTCACCGTGTTCTAGGTGACCATTCATTTTCTTGAACTTACTTAGTCTTGGTCTACCAAGGTTGAACATCATGTTGACCAAGATCTCCTTGACCTCGCCTGGAAAACAAGACCACATGTGTCCGTATAACATACCACACTCTCGCAAGGCGATGTCGAGATCTGTTTCGAATGCCTGTGCAACCCTTTCTGCGGAAACCGGCGTTCCGACTGGACTTCCGTACTCGGGGTCACTCTTTGTGATGAGATGTCCAACACCGAACGTGGGATAGCCGAGATGGTCGTTGTAAACCTCATACACTACTCCTTCGTCAATTTTTAACTGTTCAAATACTGCCTGTCTATTCATTTCAAAAACGACTGTGTCTGATTCACCGATGGGCAGTATCTTATCTACAAACTTCGCCCACAGCGAACGCATAGTCTCTCCTATAGTTTGACCACCAGTGCGGTTAGTATTCCCGCAAGAAGAACATTAGTCATCAACAGTTCTAGTGCTAGGATTGTGTGGTACCAGATCCAGCGAGTCTTATACGCATTGTCCACGGAAATATCTTCCGGATCTGGATCTTTATCTACTTTATTCACTTTCCCATACTTAAACCAATTTGAAAAACTCATGTGCTTCCCTACACGTTTATGGTGTTGTCCTTACCGGACACTTCTTTTATTTGTTTTAGTTTGTCGGACCAATCACGACCCGCAATCGAGTGCGCATCCCTTGTTCCTGACACCAATTTGGGAGCGGAAGACGAACTGTGATATCGTTCGTATTCCGGATGATCAGCCTTCCACTGATCGTAATCGGATAACCGGAGAATCACGTCAATGATTTCTCCGGTTTCCTTGTTTTTAAACTCATACTGTGGCATTATATTTCCATCACCAAGATTTGATCACTTCACTACGACAGGGGTCTCACGTTCGCCCTTGAAGAGATAGTCACCTCCTATCGAAATTGTTGTAAAGTGGAACGGACTGAGTTAGAATAATTATTCGTTCTCGTTCGATTACTCGTATACTTTCCTCGATTACGTTGGTTCAACTTTTGTCTCGACATGGTGTTTCTCCTTAAAGTTAGTGTAATGTGTCGAATTGTTTGAGTGAGTATCACTCGACGATCAAATCTGGAAATGCCTCCTGTACTAGTTTTTTGGTTATGTAACGACATGGTGCCTTTTTGGCGACCATTTTCAAGACCAACTCTGCGTCCTCCGGATGGATAGATTCGAGTAGGCCAATGAACTTATTCTCCCTCTTGAAATCGGGCAGGCGATCGCCCGCACCACCTTGGACGAACCATCCAAAGTCTTTGTGGAGTTTATTGAGGGATGAAGGAACCGATTGGGGTTGGTTTGGAGTGAAAGGTGGGCGTCCTTCGGGAATATTAAAGACCAAAGATTCGTCAAACGAACCGCGAAGGATATCGCGAAACGCCCAGTTGTCTGAGTACTTTTTAAGGACATCGAGTCGACCATCGCGACCGTCTGCCTTTTTGAATTCTTCGAAGATCTCGAAGACTTCTCTACGATAATTCGTAATCATGTTATGCCTTCTCAATTTGATAACAGACGTATCGTTTCCTCTCTATGAGTATTTCTTGTTTGGTGGTACACTTAAACAAGAATTGCCTTAGTCCGATATCGTAACTAATAATTGTATTTCGATCTTGTCCAGTCTTTCTCTCTAGTTGAGCGATGCGACTGTCCTTCTGATCTATCACCTTTATATATTCATCATGTAACTTAGCTGTGCCTGCAATCCAAACCAAGGAGCACAGCAAGGCAGTTACGCCTGCGGTATATAAAGTGCGCATTAGACTCTCCTCCGTCTACAATTATTTATAGACGGAGAGGTCTTTAGTCGGGTAGTTTGTCTACTTTTGTTTTGACAAATGTGCGTCCCTTCGTGCTAAACAGACGCGTCACGAAAGGGATAAAGGGCGCACCCTCTTCGGTCTGGTAACCGTGAAGGTGCGTGTTGCGTTCGGACGTGTAGTAGATGTAGTTACTCGCACGTCCCTCCCATTCGGTAGTCTCTACAAGTTTGTTGTAACTCATGCTGCCACCGCCATCTCTACTGCGAGTTCCGCAGCCTTCTTCTTCTTGACACCGTTGGCACCGTACCACGCAGAGGTCATTCGACCGTCAGCAGTACGACCCGCGACGTGGTCGGTCAAGTAAGTCACAGAGTTGAATGCCTGCCACCATGAACCGCGACCGAACTCAGCGCCTGGTTGAGTCTCTAACAACTCGAACGCTTTCTTTGCGTTAGGTGCGAGATCCTTGTACTCACGTACCTCATCCGCAGGTGCCTGTGATGGGAACAGGGTGTTGTAGTAACTAATCAACGACTCAGAAGTAAACTTCTTAGAAGACAGAAACTGCGCCATCTCTTTGTACTGGTCAAACTTCTCGTGAGCAAGACCCAAGTGTTGCTTGACCATCTGTGGGTCAAATGCACGTCGGTGATTCACCTTGATACCGTTGTTCGCGGAACCCTTCAGGGCGAGAGACAACGTGTTCATGCACGTCACACGGATAGGAGTGAATCGGATATCGATAGACTTACCGTACTCGTGTGGGTTAGAGAACAGAAGGTATGAGTCCACTTGGTCACCCTTCAACACGTCAAACGACTCTTTGATCTTTGCAAGCGCGTAGACGAACTTACCACCCTTGAGAGAACCCGCAGAGTTCATCTCCATGTCACCAGCGGCGCAGTACTCGTTGAAGAACGTGAACGCCTCAAGGTTCTGACAGGGTTCCCAGTTACCACCCACCTGAGTGAGAACTGCGTTATCAGAAGAACGCACCAGCGCCTCC